CGTCGAACGCTTGACGCTGGACCCGGGCGATCCTTCGCGCGGCATTCCGAAGGTGATGGAAAGCGACGAGGATTACCTGCGTCGCATTCGTCTCTCGCCCGAAGGGTTCTCCGTGGCTGGTCCGGAAGGCGCGTACATCTTCCACGCCCTCAGTGCGAGCCCGGACGTACTGGATGCCAGCGCGACCAGTCCCTCGCCGGGCCAGGTGCTGGTGACGGTGTTGTCGCGCACGGGCGACGGCACCGCACCGCAAGCCACGCTCGACGCGGTGATGGCCGCGTTGTCCTCGGTAAAAGTACGGCCGCTCACCGATGAGGTCATCGTGCAGAGCGCCGAGATCATCCCGTATCGCGTGGTGGGCACGCGCTACACGCTCGCCGGTCCGGATAGCGCCGTTGTGTTGGATAACTCGGACCGGAACCTCGCCAAGTTCGTCGTGGACACGCACAAGCTCGGGCGCGATATCACCCGCAGCGGCCTGGATGCGGCGATCCATGTCCCTGGCATGCAGCGCGTGGATCTCGATTCACCGACCGATCGCATCGTGATCAGCCGCACGCAAGCGGCGTATTGCACCGCCATCGATCTGCGCTATGGCGGCAACGATGAATAGCCTGTTGCCGCCCAACGCCTCGCCTGCCGAGCGCTCGCTCGAAGCCGCCATGGCGCGCATCGCCGACGTGCCGGTGCCGATCCGCGACCTGTGGAATCCCCAGACATGCCCGCTTGCGCTGCTGCCGTGGCTGGCCTGGGCGCTGTCGCTCGATACCTGGCGTAGCGGTTGGCCCGAGCACATCAAGCGCGCACGCATTGCCAGCGCGTTCGAGATTCAGAAGCACAAGGGCACGGCCAAAAGCGTGAGCGATGTCGTCGAGAGCTTTGGCGGTGCGGTGGAGATCACCGAGTGGTGGCAGAAGGAACCGAAGGGTGAGCCTCACACCTTCGAGCTGTCGATGACGCTATCGGGTGCCGATGGTGCCGAAGCCACGGCGCAGTACGTCGATGACGTCATCGCCGAAGTCACACGCACGAAACCGGTGCGTTCGCACTTCACCTTTACGCAAGGCGTGAACCTCTACGCGGCAACCGGCCTTGCCGCCGTTGCACGTCCCTGCCTATTCGCGCGCCTGGATCTGGTCGCGCCCGCCGAGGAACCCTGACATGCCGCAAGCCTTGACCCTCACCGTCACGACGGCCGGCCGTGCGGCCCTGGTCAATGCCAAGCACGACGGTACCAATGCCGTGCTGGTAGCGTCGGTCGGGGTGACGGCCGCGACCTTCACGCCCGACCCGTCGCTCACCAGGCTCCCCGGCGAGTCCAAGCGCCTGACTACCCTAAGCGGCGGCGCCACGGCCGCCGATACCGTGCATGTCACGATCCGTGATAACAGCGCCGACACGTACACCATTCGCGGCATTGGCTTGTACTTGCAGGATGGGACGCTGTTCGGTGTTTACGGCCAGGCCGGCGTACTCGCGGAGAAATCCACGCAGGCCACGCTGTTATTGGCGGTTGATACACGGTTCGCGGACATCAACGCAGCAAGCCTGGTGTTCGGGGATACCAACTTCCAGCTCAACAAAGCCACCACGGCGGTGGCGGGTGTCGTGCAGCTGGCGACCCCGAACGATGCCATTGCCGGCTCGGATAGCTCGCTCGCGATTACGCCGTCCACGTTGAAGGCGGGCATGGATGATCGGCTTGGCGCCAATGCGCCGACGAAATTCGTCAAGGCGCTGCTGGCCGCGGTCGATGCGATCACGTTCCGCGCTGGGCTGGGTCTTAAGAGTGCGGCGCTCAAGGACATGGGCGCGAACAACGGGCTGGACGCGGATCTACTGGACGGCCAGGAAGGTGCGTTTTATCAGGCATGGAACAACCTGACCGGCGTGCCGGCGGCATTTCCTCCCGCGCCGCATACGCATGCGATGGCGGACATCGTCGGTCTGGCTGCAGTACTCGCTACAAAGCTGGACGTCGTCTCGCGGTATGCCCCCGGTCAGATCATCGTGACCGCCGCCACCGTGCCGCCACCCAATACGCTGGTGTGCGACGGCTCGGCGCTATCCCGTACGCAATACGCGGCGCTGTTCGCCGCGATCGGCACCGCGTACGGGGCGGGCGATGGTACCAATACGTTCAACATTCCGAACCTGCGCGAAGGCACGGCCGTTCGCGTGACGACCAAGGCCGCCAAGGTCGGCACGTACGACGCCGGCACGATTCTGTCGCATACCCATACGGCCAGTGCAGCGGCCGTGGGCGATCACGCGCACAGCGTGAGCTTGGGCAACGCTGGTTCCCATGCTCATGCGGCCAGTGCCGACGCGCAGGGCGATCACGTCCACTACACCTGGACCGATGGCCAAGGTAATCACGCTCACAGCGGCTCGACCGATGCACAGGGACAGCACTCGCACGTGACGCTCAACAACGTCTTCGGCGACGGCTCGGGTTCCAGCTACGTCGGCGGTGGCGGTCCGGCGTTCCGCAGCATGCAACGCCAGACCAACGATGCCGGTAACCACGCCCACAACTTCGGTACGGATTGGCAGGGCAATCACGGGCACAACATCGGAATGAACGGCCCTGGCAACCACTCGCACAACATCTACGTCGCAGCAGTCGGCGATCACAACCACACCGTCGGCGTCGGTGGCGCGGGTGGTCACACGCACACGCTGACCGTCGCAGCTGCCGGCGGCACCGACAACTTACCGGCCGGTACTTACCTGCTTCACTGCATTGCGTATTGAGGAGCACCCATCCATGCATGAGATGAATTTGCCGCCGACGAAACGGGCGTACACGTTCTGCACCAAAACGCGCGAGTACCTGGGCGAATTGGATGCGTATCTTTCACCTTTGGAAGGCACGTATCCGTTGCCGAGCAATGCCGTGTTTGTAGAGCCAGGTCCCGACCCCGGCCCGAGGAAAACGCGCCGCCTCTCGCTGGACGGAACTCGTTGGGACGTAGTGGATGATTTTCGCTACATCATGCTGTGGGACACGGCCACCGCACAGCCGATTCCCAACGCGCTTGCGCTTGGTGAAACGCCTCCGGCCGGTACCACGCACCTTGCACCGCCGAGGTTTGAAGCGAACGACTACCAATGCGCAACGTGGGGTGCTGAAGCAAATGCCTGGGTCGCTGCACCGGACTACAGCCGCTGCCCTTTATGGGTCAAAGCAACGGCGGGACGTGCCACCCCGCTTCCAGCAGGGATTAATTTACCGGAGACGTTGACGACACTGGCGCCGCCACTGAGTGAGCACCTAAGGGCCGTCTGGAACGAAGCAACGAGCTCTTGGGATCTGACCGAGTAAACAAACTCAGGATAGCCTTTGCCAGCTTAGTTAGCTTGCCTCAGCGGGCAAATTGCTGCGCTCTAGGTCTAAAATGATTCTTCACTAGAAACCAGCACATATTCAGTGCGAACGATCGGCCTAGGCGTGCCATCTGATCTTCCGAGATGCCCACTGGCCGGTGTGCACCGGGGCTGAGGAAGCCATAGACGCCGGCCAATCCTTTCTCCTCCTCCACTGTGATCTCTTCAGCCGCACGGAGAAACGCAATGATGGTGCCCCACTTGGAGGGGTCATACGTTCCTATCTCTGGCTTCTGCGCAAGGATCGCGCCGGCGATGCTACACGCCAAGGTCTCAAGCGCAACACGCGCATTGCTCAACGAAGCATTGTAGTTAGGCGGCAATGCGCGAAAGGCTTCAGCGGAAGCGCTTATCAATCGCTCAATCTCGCCTGCGCCCGGGAGCTTGGACATCTTCAGCGAAGCCATCAAGTCATCCTCCATCGGTGCGGCATCGCCTATCGAGGGATCGGCGGGAAGGATTTTCTTTCCTTCCAAAATGTACCCGTCGAGCCGCAAGCACTGCGTCAGATCGTGAAGCCGTTCCTCGAAGACATACTTCGGGCTGACTGCGATGCGCAGATTTCCCTGCGTAGCGACGATCTCCACCAACAGCTGCATCAGCTCATGCTCCTCAAGACTAAGAAGCAAATCGACAAGGGATTGAAGAAGCTGCGCCGGGTAAAACACGAGATGACGTGTGAGGTGCTTACTGAGAAGCACTCTGATAACTGACGGGTCCTGCTGAAGAGCAAGGAATTGAGCGAGTGAGTGTCTGGTCCGTTTACTAATCACAATTCACGATCCTTGGTTGCCAGTGATATCTCAGGCAATCACTAGAATGGGATGTCATCGTCAAACTTAGTCTTCTTTTTTTCCTTATGGGTGACGAACAAACTTTCGTGAGATTCGATCCACGACCATCCGCTATTTGTGATGACTATGACATCCCAGAGTTCGGCCCCGATCTCATCAGTCGTCTGGCTAAGTTCGATAAAACCCTTCGATACCAAGCGGCGCACTCCTAGCGAAAACCCCAGCCCTGTTAGGCCCGATTGTTCAGCACTACGCTTTGCGTAATTCAGCCCGATGATCGATGAGGGTAGTGTTGCCTCTCCAGCAGCCAATGCCAGCACCAGTAATTCAGGCTGTGAAAGACCTTCAACGGTCGCGACCGGTTCTGATTCGGCGATCTTCTCCAGCACAGCACCACGTTCCAAAAGCGCCCTTATGCGCTCAGTTAGCGATGTTTTGAGCTTGTCAAAATCTCCTGGTGCCTCGACCAAGTAAGAAATGACGGTTCGATGTTGAATATCAAATGGATACTTCTTGCCTGTGCGCTCTTCTGAGCAAACCATTACAACAGGACGTCCGGACGCGAACGCGTAGCCCAGCTCATACCAGACGTTCGGATTGTCGGTCGTAATGTCTGCTAGACATAGAGCAGAAGAGCGTATGCCTTGCTCGATAGCGTCAATCGGAACATCCACTCCTGGATCTTTATCCACGCGATACGCTTCGAGACCTGCGGCTTCAATAGCAGGTTTAAAAACCTGTTCAAACCGTTTATCGAATTTCCCTGCATCGAAAGGCTGTATAACAAAACAGACGGCCATGTCAGCTCCCCACTTGGACTGAATGTACGAGGCATTGGAACGATCCGGGTCGTTACAGCCGATCAGAATAGCAACGGATCACTGACGCACAATTCTATTGTAAAAGCGATGTACCGGTGTGCTGGCACACAGTCACCTACTCGCGAACGGGGACTTTCCAGCGGCAGCATGCCGGCATGGACCCGCTCGTCGAACTCTCCCGCCTGCTACAAAACCTGCTGCGCTACGGCGTGATCGCCTCTGTCGATCACGCAGCACGCCGCTGCACGGTTCGCAGCGGTGAGCTCGTCACCAAGCCCCTTCGATGGCTGACGTATCGCGCGGGCGATGCGATGACCTGGTGGGCGCCCAGCGTCGGCGAGCAGGTCATTCTGCTGTGCCCTGGCGGCGACACCGCACGCGGCGCCGTGTTGCCGGCGTTGTATGCGGACGACGTGCCTGCACCGATCGAGGGTGATGTCACTCACATCACGCGGTATCCCGACGCCGCACTGATCAGCTACGCGCCGAATAAGCACGAGCTCAGCGTGGCACTGCCATCGGGCGGCAAAGTCATCCTCGTTGCACCGGCCGGCATCGAAATCACCGGCGACACGCGCATCACCGGTACGCTGCATGTCACCGAGAACGTTTCCGTCGATGCCAGTATCAAGGCGGCGGATGACGTGATCGCCGGCACCATCAGCCTGCAGCACCACAAGACCCAAGGGGTGCAGCCCGGCACGTATCTCTCCGGCGAGCCGACGTAACCATGCGCGGTATCGACGCCACCACCGGCAAGGCCATCAATGGACTGGCCCACCTGCAGCAGTCCATCGGCGACATCCTGCAAACGCCCTATGGAAGCCGTGTGATGCGGCGCGACTATGGCTCATTGCTGCCGTACCTGGTCGATCAGCCCTTTCATCCCGCGACACGTCTGCGCCTGTACGCCGCGACTGCCACCGCCCTCATGCGTTGGGAGCCGCGCGTGCAGTTATCGCGTGTGTCAATGGAACTCAACGGCACGCCCGGCCAGGTCGTGCTGGTGCTGGAAGGCACGCGCACGGATACCCCGGTCGCCACAGCCGTTTCCCTCACCATCCCCTTGTCACTCAGCGCCGCTCCGTAACGGCATCTATCTATCCCGAGGAACCCTTCATGGCCCAGGCTTATCACCACGGCGTCCGCGTTATCGAAGCCACCGACGGCTCACGCACCTTCACGACGGTGTCTACCGCCGTCATTGGCCTGGTGGCGATCAGCGAAGACGCCGATCCCGTCCTGTTTCCCCTCGACACGCCGGTGTTGATCACCGACATCAAGGCAGCGATCGGCAAAGCCGGCAGTCCCGGTAAGGGCACGCTGGTGGCTGCGCTCAACGCCATCGATGCGCAAACCAAGCCGGTGTTGGTGGTGGTGCGCGTGGCGCAAGGCAAAGACGCGGCCGAGACCACCAGCAACGTGATTGGCACGACCGCCGCCAACGGCCGGTTGACCGGTGCGCAGGCGCTGCTGGCCGCGCAGGCACGCCTGGGCGTCAAACCACGCATCCTCGGTGCACCGGGCCTGGATACGCAGCCCGTCGGCGTGGCACTGGCGACCATCGCCAAGAAGCTGCGTGCGGTGACGTACCTCAACGTGCCCGATGCCAAGAAGGTCGAAGAGGTCATTGCCTACCGCGCAACCTTCAGCCAGCGCGAAGTCATGCTGGTGTGGCCTAACTTCATGGCGTGGGATACAACTGCCAACGCGACGGTGGAAGTGCCCTCCGCCGCCTATGCGCTGGGCTTGCGTGCCGCCATCGATGAGAGCCAGGGGTGGCAGAAGACGCTCTCCAACGTTGCCGTGAATGGCGTGACCGGCATCAGCATCGATGTGAGCTGGGATCTGCAAGATCCGGCGACCGATGCGGGGCTGCTCAATCAGGCCGGCATTACCACGCTCATCAATGCGCAGGGTTTTCGTTTCTGGGGCAACCGCACCTGCTCGGACGATCCGAAGTTCGTCTTCGAAAGCGCCACGCGCACCGCGCAGGTGCTGGCCGACACCATTGCGGACGGTCACATGTGGGCTGTCGACAAGTCGATGTATCCCAGCCTGGTGAAAGACATCCTCGAAGGCATCAACGCGAAGTTTCGCGAGATGAAGACGGGTGGCTACGTGATTGGCGCCAGCGCCTGGTACGACGAGTCCGCCAACCAAGTTGCGTCGCTCGCCGGCGGCGATCTCTTTATTGACTACGACTACACGCCGGTACCGCCGCTGGAAGACCTGCAGCTTCGCCAGCGCATCACGGATCGCTACCTCGTCGATTTCGCCGCGTCGATCAACGCCTGACCGAAAGCGGCCGGCATGCCGGCCGCTCGCTCTTTGCCCTTTGAAGGAATGTTTCCATGGCCCTGCCGCGCAAGCTCAAGAATTTCAACCTGTTCAACAACGGCAACAGCTACCTTGGCCAGATCGCCGAAATCACGTTACCTAAGCTCAGCCGCAAGATGGAAGAGTGGCGTGGCGGCGGCATGGACACCGGCGTTGAAGCGGATCTCGGCGGTGAGCCGATCACGCTGGAATGGACCACCGGCGGCATCATGCTGGATGCGCTCAAGCAATTCGGCATCACCAGCGCCGTCGGCTGCCTGCTGCGCTTTGCCGGCGCGTACCAGCGCGACGACACCGGGGCGACCGATGCGGTAGAGGTCGTGGTGCGCGGGCGCCATAAGGAAATCGACTTCGGTACCGCGAAGCCCGCTGACAACACCCAGCACAAGTTCACGACGAGTTGCGCCTACTACAAGCTCACCGTGAACGGTGAGGTCCTGATCGAGATCGATCCGCTCAACTTCATCTTCAATGTCGGCGGCATCGATCGCCTGGCCGACCAGCGCCGCGCGCTCGGCGTCTAACCCGCCTTTCTTCTCTTGCTGCCTGCCGCGACCGGCGGGCCATCCCTTTTCTTCTTCGCTTTGGAGCGCACCATGACGCAACCCCACGATATCCCGACCTCTGCACCGACCGGCATGGTCACCGTCACGCTGGATGCCCCCCTCGTGCGCGGCACACAGACCATCGCCTCGGTGGATCTGCGCCGACCGAAATCCGGGGAGCTGCGCGGCGTCAACCTGTCCGACCTGGCGCAGTTGGACGTGTCCGCGCTGATCAAGGTGCTGCCGCGTGTGTCCCTGCCCACCTTGACCGGCAGCGACGTGGAAAACCTCGATCCCAGCGACCTCATGAAGCTCGGTGCGGAGATCGTCGGTTTTTTGCTGCCGTCGCAGAAAGCGGCGTTCCTCTCTGCGTAGAGGACGTGATGGCGGACATTGCGGTGGTGTTCCACTGGCCACCGGCCGCGATGGCCGATTTCGAGCTGGACGAACTGATGGCCTGGCGCGAACGCGCCAGGCTGCGTAGCGGTACGGAGTGATGTGTGGATCTCAAGCTCTCGGTCTTGTTGCAGACCCTGGATAAGGCGACCGCGCCGCTCAAGAAGGTGCAAGCGGCCAGCAAGGCCGCCGCCGAGCAGCTCAAGAAAACGCGCGACACGCTGCGCCAATTGGATGAGGTGCAGAAGAAGGCGGGCGACTTCCGCAAGCTGAAACAGGGCACGCGCGATACCGCGGTCCGCATGAAGGATATGCAGGCGCGCATCAACGCGGTGGCGCGGGAGATGCGCGAGACCGACAAACCCACGGCGGCGTTGTCCCGCCAGTTCAAGCGGCTGACGGCGGAGGCGCGCAACCTCAAGGCGCAGAAGGTCGAACAGATCCGCACATTGCAGCAGCTACGCGAAGGGCTCGCTGCGGCCGGTGTCGATACGCGCCGTCTTGGTGCCGCCGAAACACGCTTGCGTGATCAATCAGCCGCCGCCACGCGCACCCTGGAACAGCAAACGGCCGCATTACGGGCGCAAGGCGTCCAGGCGCAGCAACTCGTCGCGCTGCGCGAGCGCCTGGCGCGCGGTCAGGCAATGGGTGCGAACCTGTCGATTGCCGGTTATGTCGCCATGCAGACAGGTCGGCACCTGGTCGACCAAGTGCAACCGGCCATCCATGAAGCCAAGATCTATCAAACGAATCTGGCGCAACTGCGTGCGCAGGGCGTCAATGACGCAGACATCGCCCAAGCGGAACGCTTTGTGCGTAACGACACGACGCGCGGCAGCGCCGTCAACGACAAGCTGGAGATCCTCAAGGACGCGAACTCCATCTTCCGCGACATGCACGAAGCCGTGCAAGTCGCACCGTCCCTGCTGAAAGCCAAGTACACCTTCGAATCGCTGATGGCCGAGCATGGCGACGGCAGCGGCCATGGCCAGGAGACGGTCAGCCAGTTGATCGATGCGATCCGCACCGGCGAGCTGCGCAATGCCACCAAAACACCGGGAGACTTCCAGCATTTGCTGGACATGATGAGCCGCGCGTATGTCGGCTCGGGCGGCCTGGTGAAGCCCTCCGATTACCTCGAAACCATGAAGGTGGGTGGCGTCGCCGCCAAACTGATGGACGAGAAGGCGCTGTTCTTTGGTGCCATGCACACCATCCAGGAGATGGGCGGCATGCGCGCCGGTACCGGCTTTGCGTCGGCGTACCAGAACTGGGCGGCGGGACGCAGCACGCAGCAGACCGCCGAAGCCCTTGCACAGCTCGGCCTGGTCAACAAGGACGCCGTCAAATACGGCAAGAACGGTCACATCACCAAGATGTTGCCGGGGGCACTGAAGAACCAGGCGCTCTACGAGAGCAACCCTTATCAGTACATGATGACCGAGGTCATCCCGCGGATTAACCCGACCGGGAAACTCTCGGACGACCAGGTGGTGAGCAAGCTTAATGCGCTCTTCAGCGCGCGCAAAGGCGGCGATCTTTTCGCTGGCATGTTCATGCAGCGCGCGAACATCGAGAAGCAGCTGGCTGCCGCAGGCCAATTTGCCAGCCTCGACGACGCGTACCGCATGACCGGTGACACCGCCGCCGGTCAGGAGGCAGACCTCGAAGCGGAGAAACGCAATCTGTATCTCACGCTCGGCCGTGAGGTGCTGCCTCTGTACGTGGCCGGCTTGCGCAAGCTCGTCGTCGTGTTGAAGACGCTGACGGAGGGCGCGCAGAAACACCCAGTCATAGCCAAGGGCCTGGCGCTCATCGCGGGCGGCTTTGGTGTGCTGATGATGAGCGTCGGCGGCTTGATGGTGGTACTGGGCGGATTGATCGGGCAGTTCGCGCTGCTGCGCTTTGCGATGGGGCGCGTCCGGTTGGGATGGGCGACGCGTGGTGCGTCTGCAGCGGGCGGAGAAACCGCCGGTGGTGGGATGTTGGCGCGGCTGGGTGGGCTTGCACGCAATGTTTTTCCGGCGATGGCAACCGGCGCGCGGGCGGCCATGCTGGCGATCACGGGTGTGAGCTGGCCAGTGCTGGCACTGATCGCGGCCGTGGCGGCGCTCGGTATCGTCGTTTGGAAATACTGGCAGCCGATCAAGGCGTTCTTCGTCGGCATCGGCATGGGCTTAAGCGATGAACTGCTGCCGGCGTTGTCCGCGCTCGGCACAGCGCTCGCCCCGTTGAAACCCGCGTGGGATGCCGTTGCCGAGGCGCTGAGTGCGGTATGGCGCTGGGTCGTTGGATTGTTCGAACCCTTTCAGGCAACGTCCGACCAGTTGGCCGGCGCCACCGCACACGGCGTCACCTTCGGTCGTGTACTTGGCGCCGCGTTGGCCGGGGTGGTCACGGCGATCACCTGGGTCGTGCAGGCGTTCACCTGGCTGGGCACAACCATCGGCGAATGCATCGGGTGGATCACCGTGAATTGGAGCGGCATCACCGAAGTGATCAAGCAGCCCTTCGCCACCGCCTTCCGGTGGATCAGCGACAAGATCGAGGGATTGCTCGATAAGTGGCGCGCGCTGAAAGCCGCGCTCGGACAAGACAGTGCCAGTGCAAGCCGCGACGCGCGCACGTGGGACTGGAACGACGGCCGGGTGCCGCCACCGCGGTTTGCACTCGATAGCAGCCCGCCGCTCAAGGCAGGCAACACGGGTAGCACCGTCACCAACAGTTACGCGGTCACCGTGCACGCCGCGCCGGGCGCCGATGCACACGCGACAGCGCGTGCTGTCTCTGCGGAATTGGATCGGCGCGAGCGCGCCAAGGCGGCGGCACACCGCTCGCGGTTGAGCGATTCGGAGTAACGCATGCTGATGGCACTGGGCCAATTTGTGTTTCAACTGCCGGATCTCGCCTACCACGAGTTGCGTCGCTCGACCGCGTGGCGGCATCCCGGCAACAGTCGCGTCGGTGCGCTCGAGGCACGGCAGTATGTCGGGCCGGGCGAGGACACCATCACCTTGAGCGGCGTGTTGGTGCCGGAGATCGCCGGCAAACGCTTGAGCCTCACCACGTTGCGCACCATGGCCGATACGGGCGATGCCTATGCGTTGGTGGACGGCACCGGCAACGTGTTGGGCGCCTGGGTGATTGATCACCTGCAGGAAGGGGCTACGCACTTCACCCCGGACGGCGTACCGCGGCGGACGGAATTTACGATCTCGCTCGCGCGTACGGATGACGGGCACGTGCAGAGTGCGCCACCGGGTTACGACAACCTCACCGGTACCGTCAACAACGGCAGTGCGATGAAGGGTTATGCATGAGCGGCAGCAACCCGAAACCGCGCTGGAAAGTCACGCTCGACGGCCGCGATCTGACCTCAACCCTGGCACCACGACTGATATCCCTCAAGATCAGTGCCTGTCGGCAATACAGCGCCGACCAGCTCGATATCGAGCTCAGCGATCATGACGGGCAACTCGCACTGCCGCCGAAGACCGCAACGTTGCAGGTGTGGCTGGGCTGGGATGACACCGGCCTCACCGACATGGGCACGTTTGCGATCGACGAGTTGGAACATACCGGCGCGCCCGACCAACTCATCCTGCGCGGACGCAGTGCCCACCTGCGCGGCGATCTGCGCCAGCAGCGTGAGCAGAGTTATACCGACACCACCGTCGGGGCCATCATCAGCCAGCTTGCAGGGCGCAATGGGCTGACGTCGCGCTGTCATGCCAGTCTCGCCGACGCATTCGTCGATCACCTGGAGCAGACCAACGAAAGCGACATCAATTTTCTGACGCGTTTGGGCAAACATTACGATGCAGTGGCCACTATCAAGTCGGGGGCATTGATCTTCTGTCCCATCGGTCAGGGCACCACAGCCACGGGCAAGCCGCTACCTAGCGTAATGTTGGTGCGCGCCGATGGCGATCAGCATCGGTATCACGCGGCGGATCGGGATGCCTATGGCGGTATCCGTGCGCTATACGACGATGTGCACACAGGGAAAACCGAATCAGTGCTGATCGGCACAGATGACGGTCAAGGCGTAAAGACGTTGCGCACTGTTTATGCGAGCAAGAGCAACGCATTTCGTGCCGCACGTAGCGAATATAGGCGACTACTTCGCGGCATCGTGACGTTCGAATACTCGCTTGCACGCGGGCGTCCAGACCTCTACCCCGAAATGCACGTGCAGGCGCGCGATTTCAAACCAGAGATCGACGCCATCGACTGGGTCATCGTGCGTGCGGAGCATGTGCTCGACGGGCAAGGATTAATTACGCGAATGGAATTCGAGCATCGCGCTGAATTGGCAGCGCAGGGAAAAACAAAAGGATTACGCACCCATGGGTCTGAACGGAGTGCTTGAGGATACGACCCGACTTGCCAGTACCCCATAGCCAACCGTGCGCAGCATACGCTGGAAGGCTTCCCGATTAATGTGGTTGCCCGAAGATGGACCCAAGATAATTCGGTCGATCACGTCCGTTAACGGAATGCCTCCCTGACCAAGGTTGTCTATTGGATCTATGGGCAGCTTTAGCTTGGGCTCACAGCCACGATCACCTAACGAATAGCTGTAATGCTTTCCTAGCACAGAGGCCGGATCGAACGGCTTCAAATAGATAGCTCGCCATTCCGCCTCCTCTTCGAATCCGGGATGCTTTGAGCAGATAGCGGCCATTAAAATCCTTAAGAAAAGCGCGTGTGCCGCCTGCGAATAGATCTCATCTCCGGCCAATTTAAAAAGAGGGACGATGGATGAGAATTTCTCGATCAGCTTCACCAGCCACGCTAGCCGGTCATTGTCAGAAAGGTATTGAACCTTTACCAATCTGACCGGAGAGCCGGGAACATGCTTGAGCTTGCCGGCATCAAGGACAATTGCAACACCTCGACCATTTGACGCATAGGCTCTCCACATAGAAAGGAGGCCGTTGTTGTCTTCGGCCGCAATCTGTGAAAAGCAAGCCACATAGGCGTCGAAAACTTCCGCGTTATGGAAAAAATCACGCCTTTGGTAATACTTGACGATGAACTTCTCCCACAACAAATCGTCGTCGAAGGCGAGACGCAAGGTTTCGTTTTGAGGAATTAGTCTGATGCTGTGTTCAATCCCCCACATCATTTCTTGATGATCATTCATGAAAAGGGGATTAGAAAACCATAGCTGCTTGTATCTGAAGATGGCTTCGGCAGTGCTGATCGAGGTGTAGTGCGCGAGGTGCGGGTGCTGTACGTAGAACTCGGCATTGGCGTCTACGTCGTCCCAAAGCGTCATCAATGCTTGTTCGATAGTCGGAGAGTCAGTCACGTTATGGCTCCAATCAGATCACTCAGTCGCAGAAGCACTTCGATCCATGCCGGCTTTCGTTGGGATCAACCGGTCACAAAGGGTGCGCGACGTATCTTGTGTACCTCTTCCAGAGCCGGAAGCTGGAGCATCGGCCGAGTCATGCTTTTCAGCTCGTCATAACTTTTCGCTTCTAGTTCGATGATGGCTTCCTTACATGCTTCATCAAACTTAGATGCCACCCATTCCAGGGCACCTCCCACAAGGAGGGATAAATTGCTGTAGTTTTCTTCCTCAAGAGTGACGGCAGCCATGTCAAGGCAAACTATCTTTTCGATCTTGAAAGGCTTGCTGCCGTCATTCAAGAGTGCACCCACCAAGACTTGTGAATAAGCGTTCTCATCGTGAGCGACATGTTTATCGCGGATACTTTTGAAGTAGTTGAAAGTCTCGTGCGCTAGCGCGGCACTCTTTACGTCCCCATAGACATCTTCGGCTTTCAACGAGTCCCTCGCTTTGGATTTTCCAAAGCATTTTGTGAAATGCACGATCGCGGATCGCCATAAGGCTTCTCGAAGCATGCCTATATCGGGTGAGACCTGGTTGATCAATTCCAAACATTCTTTGGCAAACCTTAAGTCTTGCTGGTGCAAGGTCAGATCAGAAAGTCGCCTTCCGATTGCGCTCGTTATCTCGATCACTTGCACCGCATCGGGAAACGAATCGATCTGTATCTGGCCGCCTTCAAACGTGAATGGAATAGCTTCCAAAGGAGTACTCCTGTCTAACAGGGCATCGAAAGATTATTTTGTAGTTCTCGAATATTCATGAGCGACCATGACAGCAATGATGCTGAGAGATGGCGCGACGAATGGTGCAATCAGCGGGGCGACCATGCCCCCTTAGCTTGCTTGGATGGCGGCGGGTTTCGATAAACGCATCATGCTTGTACGAGTCCTCGACGCCTACGATTTTCCGCGTGTGGCCACCCACTCGGCATATTCCGGCACGGCGCGGGCAAGTTGCATTTCCAGCCAGGCCTTTTCGTCTTCGTTGTGCGTGGTTATCCAGTGCGACACGAATCCGCCGATCCGTTGCATACGTGGATCGTTGCCATGCCCCTCCGTAATAGCGGTGGAGGTGGCGTCCCCGTGCATCGCACCTGTACCTAAGAGCAGCCAATCCAGGCTGACGCCCTTGCGCTTTGCAAGGATCATGCATTCTTCGTAGGGCACTTTGTTGCGGGTTCGCCAGCCGCTCACCGTACTGGTGCCGTAGCCAAAATGCTGCCCCAATGCGATATCCGTTCGTACTCCGACCACTTCCTGCATCCGGTCAATGATCGGTGCTGCATCAAATTCGGCCACGCCTCTCTCCCTCATATTGCGTAAATCATGCAGTTCACGTATTGCAATAACGCAATTTGCGTGTATCCTGCGAATTGTGTGACACATTGAGGCCATCGTACCCCATGCCGAGCATGCGCCAACCATCCGTTCGCTATTCCCCAAGAGGGGTCACAAAAAAGGCCATCGCCCTGCGCTTGCTCGCCCCCGAGCTCGCCCGACACGATGCCCACGTTCGTCGGAATGACTGCTCTAGCGCGGCCTTTGCCCGCCAGATGTACCTGCGCGGCTTGGAAAGCTACGAGAGCGCAGGGACTGTGCCAGCCCCTGCGGGATGCATGAATACGGTCGCCGGAGTGAATCGCGCATGAGCCGTCACCCGGTCCGTTCAGAATCCGCAAGGCGCGAGAGCCGCTTCAGGGTGAAGTGCCCGCATTGCCTGAGCTTCGCTCGGGCGCGCAGCAGCGACTTGCTGACCCCGACCTACCGCGAGGTGCGCTTCGAGTGCCAGAACGATGCCTGCGGGCATATCTGGGTCGCCGGACTCGAAGCCATCCGCACGCTGTGCCCCAGCGACATCCCCAACCCCGACATCTGCATCCCGCTTGCCGCCTCGCGCGCGGCGAGCCGTCACGAACCGGCCATTCCCCCGGCCGGCTAATCCGCCTTCCCCACAACTCGGAGAGACTTCACCATGTCGCAGACCAAACTGCACGAGGTGGCCATCGGCTACCTGCTCGCCCACCAGGCCGAACATCTCACGCACGATCGCCATCACCTAGTGGGACGCTGCGCGCAGCACCTTCAAGACCAAGGCACAACGGCGGAGCGCGCCAACATCATCGCGCTGCAGGCGCTGGGTGAGTTGGATGCGCGTGCCACCAAGGCGCACGTAGACCTCACGCACAGCACAAGCTTCGCGGTCTTCGTGGTGGACCCGGTGACGCGCGCCCGTATCGCGTTCACCGCCGCCGACCTCATTCGCCTCGCCCGCGAGCATGCCGCGCGCCACGAGGCTGTGGTGACGACGCATTGAGGGCATGCACATGCACAACCACCTCGTTCCCGCCTTATCCAGCCACACCACCATCGCGCTGACCGACGGCCACCTCGATGTCACCACCAGTGCGTTCACCGATACACGGCATCCGGTGGCGTTGCACGCCGGTCCGGCCAGCATCTACCTGTCCCTCGACCAGGCCATCGAAGTGGGAAGCGCACTGATCGCGGCCGCCCATCACTACCGCGCGGTGATGGCGCAGCAGGATGTTCCGCCTTCGGGGACGGAACCGTGAGTGCAGCGGTGGAACAGGACCTGCCGGCACCGAAGGACTGCATTCTTCGCCTCCCTCGGGTGCGTGAGCGATGCGGTCTATCGGCTGCCACGATCTACCGACAGATGGCGAGAGGCGATTTCCCGCGCGCCGTCAGTCTGGGTGGCAAATTGGTCGGGTGGCGCGAGAGCGCCATCAATGCCTGGATCGCGGCCCGTGGCGGCGACGCATGAACACGACGCTGCATCAGGACGTCACCCAACGCTTGCTCCGGGACTACGCGTTCAAGGACAAGGAGGGCAAATGGCTGCGGGAAGGCCGCTGCCCCCATTGCGGCAAGAAGGAGCTCTACACCCACGCTGAGCATCCGTGGGTGGTGCGATGCGGGCGCGAGAACAAGTGCGGCTGGGAAGGGCATGTCAAGGATCTCTACAGCGACCTCTTCGAAAGTTGGTCGGAACGCTTCCAGATCACTGAGACGAACCCGCATGCCGCGGCGGATGCTTATCTCATCCACGCGCGCGGTTTCGACATCGCGCGTTTGCGCGGTTGCTACACGCAGGAAAGCTATGTCGATCGCGAATTGGATGCCAGCACCGCCACGGTGCGGTTTCCATTGCCGGGTGGCGGCTATTGGGAACGTCTGATCGATCGGCCGCAACGGTTCGGCAAGAAGAAAGCCCGCTTCAACTTCGGCAGCCAGCATGCCGGTCATTGGTGGGTACCGCCTGGGCTGGATTTATCGACGGTCGAAGAGGTCTGGATCGTGGAGGGCATCTTCGATGCCATCGCGCTGTGGCTGCATGGCATCCCGGCGGTGGCCGCGCTCTCCTGCAACAACTACCCGCATCATGCGTTGGAGAAACTCGCCACGCTGCGCGCGGGACATCGGCCGACGTTGGTGTGGGCGCTTGATACGGATGGCACCGACAACGACGGGGCGGGTCAGCGTTACATCCGCAAATGGGTGAAGCAGGCACGCCAGCAAGGCTGGGACTGCAAGGCGGCACAGATCAAGCAGAACGGCCGCAGCAAGATCGACTGGAACGATCTGCATCAGCGCGATCGGCTGGGACCCGCCGATATCAAGCGCTACCTGCACGAGGGTGCATTGCTCATCGCACGCACGCCGAGCGAGAAAGCGCTGCTTATTTACGGCGAAGGGAACAAAGCGGAGTTTCCGTTCGAGTTCGGCAACCGCCTGTGGTGGTTCAAGCTGGATCTCGCCAAATACGCCAAGGCGCGTGAAGCACTGGAAGACAAAGACAACGGCCTTACCGAGGATGAGCTGCGCAACGCCGCGCTGCAGGAGTGCAACGCCGTCATGCCGATCAGTACGTGCTATCCGCGCGCGTTGTACTACCAGCGCAACGACGTCACGGACGAGAGTTGGTACTACTTCCGCGTCAGCCAGCCCGACGACCGGCCGGCGGTGAAGAACACCTTCATCGGTAGCCAGATCACGGCAGCGTCCGAGTTCGGTAAGCGCCTGGCCAGCATCTGCCCGGGTGGCCTTTTTACTGGGAACACGCAGCAACTGATGCGCTTGATGGAAGAGCAGCTCGCCGTGATCAAGTCAGTGGAAACGATCGATTTCATCGGCTACAGCAAAGAGCATGGCGCCTATGTGCTGGGTGATGTCGCCGTCAAGGATGGCGCGTTGTACGAATTGAACAGCGAGGATTACTTCGAGATCGGCAAGCTCAACATCAAGAGCCTGCTGCACTCGATGAAGTTGGAGATCAACACGAATCGCGCCGATTACACCGATGCCTGGTTCGGCCACCTGTGGACGGCCTTCGGCGTAAAAGGGTTGGTCACCCTCGCGTTTTGGTTGGGCAGCTTGTTTGCCGAACAGATTCGTGCGCGTGATAAAAGCTTTCCGTTCCTCGAAGTCATCGGCGAGGCCGGTGCCGGCAAGACCACGCTGCTGGAGTTTCTGTGGAAGCTACTGGGCCGCGATCACGAAGGCGTCGATCCGACCAAAAGCACGTTGGCCGGTCGCACGCGCACCTTCGGTCAGGTCGGCAACCTGCCGATCGTGATGATCGAGGCCGATCGCTCCAACGGTTCGGACAAACTGCACGCCAAGCAGTTCGACTGGGACGAGTTGAAGCCGCTCTACAACGGCCGCATCGGCCGTGCTCGCGGCATCAAGAGCGCCGGCAATGAAACCTACGAGCCACCGTTTCGTGGCACGGTCGTTATCAGCCAGAACGCCGTGGTCGATGCCAGCGAGGCGATCCTGCAGCGCATTGTGCATCTCAAGTTCGACAAGAGCGGTCACACGCCCGAAGGCAGCGTGGCCGGCAAGGCACTCGAAAACTGGCCAGCGGAACAGGTGAGTGGTTTTGTTCTGGCCGCGGTGCGGCGCGAAAAGAAGATCCTCGCCACCCTGGCGGAATTCGGACCGGGCTACGAAGCGATGCTCAAGGCGCACCCAAACTTAAAGAGTGTGCGCATCTGCAAGAACCACGCGCAGATCATGGCGCTGGTGGATGCGTTGGAACATGTGGTGCCGATCACGCCCGACCAAAAGCGCGCGGCGTTCGACATGCTTACGCAGATGGCGGTGGATCGACAAAAGGCGATCAACGCCGATCATCCGATCGTGCAGGAGTTTTGGGAACTGTTCGATCATCTGAACGAAACGGATCAGGGCGAGAAGCTCAATCACAGTCGTGATGATGATCTGATAGCGGTAAGCCTGCCGGAGTTTCAGAGCCGCGCTACACAATTTGGGTTAAAGGTTCCCTCATACGGTGAACTCAAGCGCTTATTGCCGGAAAGTCGGGCGCGAAAGTTTGTCGCGTATCGCACGGTGAACAGCGCCATCCGGATCGTGGAAGGTCGCGGTGTGTCGGTGAAGTGCTGGGTGTTTCGTCGCGATCGTGCATCGTCGACGATGCGCGACTAATGAAGATCGTGCACGATCGAGCATGTGCAACGAATGCATGAATGCACGATACGCGCAGAGATCGTGCAGCAACCCTTGTGGTGTCGACCATGATTGATGTGTCTGTGTGGGATGTAAGCGCGCCGGCTGATATTCTGACGCGCAATTTCTTGCGAGAACAAACTCGGCGCGTGTGAAGCGTGACCGAGCTGCCCACAACGATTAGTCAAAACAGGGAAACACCATGATCTTGATGGCTCACCATCTCACGGAATTGATCGCGCCCGCTGCGGAGCTG